GGATTGTGAATAATGCCGTCACCCCATTCGGCAGTGAAGATCCAAACAATCCGCAGACCAAGGACATCGGTCTATATGCAAGAATCGTAATACCGCTGGATGCCCCAAGAGAACGGATCAACTGCAATACCCTGTACCAGCTAGAACTTCAGGCCAGACGGCTAGAGGTGATGAAGCTGCAACAGGAACTTGAGAATCTGCGGAAGCTGGGAGGATTCGAGAATTGAAAAAGAGAACCCCCACCGAGAAAAGCTCAGCAGGGGTTCGGACCTTGGCTCTAAGTCCAAGGTTAAGTCAACAGTAGCACTAACTTACGCTACAGACGAATTATAGTCGATTATATGCCGAAGTGTAAATTATAGTCCGAGGTATAAATGGCTGATCTAGGCGACAAGCTAGACGAAATTGAAGGGCTAAAGGACAAGGCATTCACCGTCTTTGGTCTACGCATGACCCCGACAACTATTGTCGCGGCTGTGACTGGCCTGCTGTCTGTGCTGGGTGCGCTGTACGGCGGCTTTACGATGTACCAAAAGGTCGAAGAGATCGCCAGCCTTGATCTAGGAGCCTATGCCGCACAGATGGAGCAAACCTCCAACAAGATCGAGACACAGGAACGCCTGTTGGAGTCCATCGAACAAAACCTGCGGGATGCCAAGCAGCTAACCTACGATATTGAGAAGCGGGTCAACGACAAGATCGTGCGCTTCGAGGATAAAATGGACAAATTCGAAGCCAAGGTGGAAGACACCAAGGCAGAACTAGAAGACAAACTCCAAAAGGCTCTGGATAATCCCCTATCAGGAAATTGACATGACTGAATTTCAAAAGGCTGACCTTGATGGCGACGGCAACATCGACAAGCGGGAACTTGAAATTTACCTCGAAGCCAAGCGCAGAGAGATGGAGGACGAGGACGCAAAGCGGGACCAGCAGCGCAAGATGGTCTGGTTTGCGTTGTTCGGCATGCTCGGATACCCGCTGTTCGTGTTCGCCAGCGGCGCACTCGGATTTGATAACGAGTCCAAGATCATCGGGGACATGTCTGGCGTTTATTTCATGTCCGTAGGACTGGTGGTCTCTGCCTTTTTTGGTGCTGATGCCTACGTCAAGGGCAAGGAGAAGAAAAAGGATAAGGACGATGGATGACAATCGAAAGCGCGACTTGATGGATGCGCTTGCAGAGGCAATACATTTTCTGGTGAGCATGGACGATGCTGGACGCGATAGGGCTGTTTCCACTCTCCAGTATATTTACAGGTGTCTTGAGTCAGACTGCAAAGGAGACAAGCATGATCCCAGTTGAACTAATTACGATGGCAGGCGGCGCCACGATGGGCGGCATCTTCAAGATGATCGACAAGTCGATGGAAGCCAAGCGGGAGGCTCAAAAGCTCACCTTAGAGGCTCTTAAAGCTAAACAAGAAGTGGCTGCTGCGGATCGCGTATCTGCCAGCGCTTCTGCCGATGCCGCCGCCGCTCGTGTGGGTAATGATCCATTTGCCAAGATGACCCGTCGCATTTTTGTGCTGTCGATGGTCGCTCTGGGAGCATGGGCCATGATGGGCGGTTTGACTGGTCTGGACATCTATGTGCCGGTTGAGCGCACTACCGGCTTCAGCTTCATGGGCCTGTGGGACAACGTGAAAACACAGACCGAATACATCAAGCTGGAAAACGCCCTCGTGCATTTCGAGTGGCTCAAGATTAGTATTCTGGCTGCTGGTTCTTTTTACTTAGGCAAATCTTAAGGGGTAATAAAATGGCTATGAAACCAAAGAAAACCAAGAAGTCTGGCGGCATCCCGTGTGCAGGTTGCCCGAATCCTGAACGCTGCATGAAGATGGGCGTTTGCATGAAGAAGGCTGCTTACAAGTAATGCCTGTCCGCAAAGTCAAAGGCGGCTACAAGTGGGGCAAGTCGGGCAAGGTGTACAAACGCAAGTCCGACGCTGAGAAGCAAGCCCGCGCCATTTACGCTGCCGGGTACAAGAAGAAGAAATGAAGCTGTGGCCGCTGATTGTCGTTTTGATGGTCAGCGGTTGCGCTGAACTTCGCACATTGACCATGACCGAAGATGAGCTGCGCTTGTACGGTGATCTGGAACTGCGAAAATGTTCGAATACGACCGTTGTGTGTATTCAGCCGTAGAGGTTGGGCAGCTTCAGGCTGGCGAGCAATTTCGGCTCGACGGTAAGACTTTTGTGGTTACGATCAATGACGGCCAGCGGTATCTGGTCGTGGATGAAATTGGCCACACCAACACCGTCCACCTCGACGCGGAGACGTTGGTGCAGCCAAAGGATTAAGCGCCGTACATCTCCACCATCACTGCAACGATAATCGTCACGACAATGGCGATAATCATCGCGCTGGCAATGATGCCGTCGTTGGTCTTGCCCTCGACAACCAAAGGCTCGCGCTTTTGAACTACTGGCTTGTCGGCGCTTTTATTTGTCTTCCGCTTTTTCTTGCGCGTAAAGTAAGGCGTTTCTGATGCCTTTTTGGCATCCCAGCCTTGCTCGACCCTACGCTTAAATACGCGCTCAGGAATGCCATTCAGGACAGCCATTGCTGCCATTTCATGGTCATATTTTCTTGACTCGCCACGCTTGGCTACTGGAGTATTTAGAGCGCGCTCCAATGTCCAGCCTTTGCTCGTCCGATTGTAGATAAGGTTGGGGTTGAGGCCTTTTTCTTCGGCCAGTGATTTAATGGTCTTTTTCATTTGAAAACTCCTGTTCCTGCGGTTTCATAAAGGGCGTATGCGATCAGGAACCACATCGCTACTCCCGAAAAAATAATCACGAAGTCAATGAATCGTCCCATGACGGTATGTCCTTGCGTCTTGATTTGTCTGACCGGCTAAATTTACCCGGCTCCCATTTGCCCCAAGGCGACACTTTTGCGGCTCTTTTGGCAGCCTCAGAGTGCGTCATTAAAGGGGTATTGAGGATTTCCTCCAATGGCCATTTGCGGTTGTAGTGCCGGTCTGCGATCTGACAAGCAGTCAATCCGTGTGGATTTTGTTCTTTATCTTCTGCTAGTTTAATAATCCATTTTGCGATTCGGCTTGGCGTCGCCATTACATGTCCTCCAGTTTTGTTTTTCCTTCCTCAAGGCAACGCAGAATTTCTGCCTTGTTCATTTGGTGCGTTTCGATAAGGATGTATTGAGCATCCTGCGCCAGTATGTCGATTTCATGGCAGTCCGGCTTGTCGGTACTTCTGGCAAGATCCATGATCTTCATGGCCATTGCTTGTGCTTTCATTAGTACATCAAAAGGGTGGTGGTTCATTGGATCCCTCAGCTAATGCGTCTCTGATTAGTTGCTTTTGATCTGATGCTAAAAAACTCCAAACTTGTTCTTGATCATCAGTCTTCATCTCCTTCCAAGTCTCCTGAATTCCTTCCTTGTCTTCGTCCTCGCAAAAGTAGATCAGGTCGAACAGCCACATTTGGCGACGCTTCTTTGGCGAACGGTTTAGACTGGAGAGAAACTTCTCCCCGAAGAAATCGGATTGTGTATTCGATGTGTCCAAGCTCATCCTTCCAAATCTGCCTGTCTGTTTTCTCTGCAAGTTTCTGAACTAATGTTCTGCGCCTTTTGGCGTTCTGTAATGCTTCTGATATGAGTCTCATTGGTAAGGCCCGTTTTTGACCATAGGTGGGCTAGTCCTACTCGCAAGGTTGGTCAGAGGGAATTGGCTACAAGCACTCGTTGCCCACGGCCAGATCGGCCAATACGGCGCTCTCCGGAATCTTTTACCAATCCTTTTCGGATTAATGCGGATGGGCGGGCAGTAATGCTTGAGTACGGCATGCTTTCTCCAAACATCGCAATCATTTCATCTGCCGTCATGCCACGAGATCCTGCCGCTTTAATGGCTTCATACACCATGCGCTCAAGATTCGTGGTATCAACAGATACTGAGGCAGCCACGCTGGTATCAACAGCGCCGCTTCTGCGAAGTTTGTAAGCCGGCGTCCCAAAGTCAGAATGTAATTTCATCAGACCACTCCTCAGCTACAGGCGCATCGTTTTGCAATGCCTGATAGTCCTTGGACTGCATGATGGTGTTACGCATCCACTCAGGCAATGCAGCAAACCCAGCTTCATCAAAGCCTTGGTCACCAAACTCAAACAACATGGTTTGGTTAATCTGCTCTGGTGCGGCCATACCCTTTGGCAAGGTTGCTAGGCTTCTAACATTTGCATACGTTTTGTCCTTTGGCGTTGAATGAACAACATTCACCATGCACGGCTTGCCAAGAATATTCTTGAGATCAAACCCGGCCAGTTCTGCATCCGTGAACGGACGTCCACGCCAAGATTCAAGATCACGGCGCAGGATTGCTTTTTCGTTGAATGACGCCGTGTAGCGGGCGGACACAACAAACGGGCGACCGTCTTCCATCAATTCATTCGACAGTTCCCAGCCAAGCAAAATCTTGTGCTGCCAAGTGTCGTATTTCTCGTTGTACTGCTGGCCCAGATCAATCATCTGGTAGCACACTGCTACATGATTACCTGCCGGTGCGACCTGAAAATCACCAATGGACTTTGATGTTGCTTGAACAACTAATGACATAATTACCTTCCTTTTACTTAAAATGGGCATGCGTCTGCGTTTCCACGATAAGCAGCTTGGGGTGCAGACTGTTTCCCTAACTGCAATGCTTCAAGTTCTTCTTCAAGACGGTCCAGAATCATACGGGCATCACGCAGTAACAGTGTGATTCGTACTTCTGGCTGCTTCATTAATTCGTCGTAATCGTTGTTCATCTGACCACCTCTTTATTTCCATTACGCAGTCGGCATATTCTTGCCATTCGCTGATTGTTATTTCGTCCCATTGAACGGCGTATTCGTGCCGTTCTTGGCTATAAAGTACGACCGGATAGTGAATCATCCGCAATCTCCTTTGCGCGCCACCACGGGCGACCTAGCATCCATTCGCTGATAGCGATGAAGTAGAACTTAAACATCAGCGTCACCCGCAAACTCGTTGAGTTCGTCAATGCAGCCAAGCCATACATTGCGGCCTACGCCGTCGAAATTCCTTTCAAACAGGCCCATCGCCATGTATGGGATGTCTTCGATCTTGATGCTGTCGCGGATCATGTCGTACACCTGCTTGGTGAGACTGATTGACCACATCGGATGATCTGGAGTCATGCCGTTGTCGGTTTCGGCTTCAAGTTGATCGTGCAGGTTGTACTGCGCTGCGTTCATGTGTTGCATGTCTATCTCCTTGCGATTGAGAGATTACGATTCTAGTCAGGTGGAATTAAATGTCAACTTCCGTTGAAACATGTTCTTCAAGTTCTCGCCAGTTGATTTCATTGATGCCCAGCATGTCGACCAAAACATTATTGGCAACAATGCCGCCGCCTCCTTTCAGGCACTCCACTGCCCAATCCAGCTCTTCGCGGATGTAATCCAAGTCTTCCAAAGTTTCCGGGTTGTACCAGACGTTGATGAGCCAAGTTTCGCGGTTGGTCCAGCCGTTGTATGTGTTGTCCATGTTGTGTCTCCTATGGCCCCCGAAGGGGCCGGGTTGGTTAGGCTTGGATTTCTAAAACTACAAATGATCCGTTGTTTCTAAACTGTTGAAGTCGCATCCCTGCCTTGCGAGCCAAGTCTGAATTGCTTGCCCATGAAATGTCGGTGACTTCATCTCCTACATAGTCAACACCAGTCCAAACTGCCGCATGGGTATAGACGCGGCTGGAATTGCGAGAGTAGGTTTTTCCGTTGTGTTCTACGCTGTATTTGTTCATGTCGGTCTCCTTGCGAGGATTCAGGCAACACCGTGTCACCTGATGCTTTGCATTCTACCCCTGTTGAATTCTATGTGTCAACCCCAGTAGAACAAAAAAGTTGCCAACTTAATTGTTTGACAACTTTGGTTGAATCTGTTGACTTCTGTCGCTAGACTCGCTGCCCCATGAACAAGCACGAACTAATCCAGAACTTCGGGTCCGTACAGGAAGTGGCAACTTTGATCGGCGTTTCCGTCAAGGCTGTCTACAAATGGCCGGACGAACTTCCGCCGCGTATTGCAGACCGGGTAATTGGCGCTGCATGGCGTCAAAACAAGGTGCGGAAGCTGCCTCCCGTGGTAAAGTAACCCCTTCATTTGAGACCTCCTCGGTGGCTTGATGGCCTCCAACCACTCCTCCAGTGGTGAACCTTGTCCCGCTTCGGCGGGATTTTTTTTGGCTTGACAGTTCAACTATGGTTGTGTTGAGATGCGGCCTCCATCAACAAAAACCGAGGAAAAAAAATGGAAAACAAAGTCGATTTATTGCTGTCCCAGCTAAAGAAAGTTCAGCAAAAAGGCAAGGGTCAGTGGATGGCCTGCTGCCCTGCACACGAAGACAAATCACCGTCATTGGCAATCAAGGAGAATCACGATGGGCGTATTCTTGTTAAGTGTTTCGCTGGCTGTGGTGCTGCTGATGTTGTACATGCTGTTGGGCTGACGCTTTCGGACCTTTTTCCGGATGGCAACAGCCATGAAATGCGCCCGTTTGCGTTTGCTCAAGTAGAGCGCCGCAAGCAGGCACAGGAGGCCGACAGGCTGCAAAAAGAACGTCTGATACTGGCCATTGCCGACTCAGACCGGAAGGCCGGAAAGCGGCTTTCGCAAAAGGATCTTGACCGCGAATTGCAAGCCTTTCGAGTCTTGCGAGCAGCGGGCATTGATGTATGATGACCCTACGCGCTGTGGCAGGCGCAAAGAGTTCGAGAACAGTCTTCATTGGGCTGGTCTTCTCGACCGTTTCTAACCCACTCTTGGGTGCTTCGACCTCCGGAACTGCCACCGGGGAGACCAGCACCAATGGAGATTGACGTTGCACTATTACCAATTCCACATCGGTGATTACCGCAAGGACACCGTTCACCTTTCTCGGCTTGAGCATTCAATTTACCGCGACCTGATTGACTGGTACTACTTGGATGAGGCCCCAATCCCACTCGAAACCCAGTCGGTTTCCAGACGGTTGCGACTGGTATCCCAAGAAGAACGGGATGCTTTGGTTGCGGTTCTAAATGACTTCTTTGAGCCGTCAAATGATGGCTGGAGGCACGCCAGAATCGACCAAGAAATCATAGATTATCACGCAGTTTGTGAGCGTAACCGATTGAATGGTAAGAGGGGAGGCAGGCCCAAAAACCCAGTGGGTTCCCAGTCGCAACCCAGTCGTAACCCTAACCATAAACCAATAACCAATAACCAAGAACCAAAGAGAGAGCGCTTCGCGCCTCCCTCCGTTACCGAAGTGGCTGAGTACATCAAGGAAAAAAATTATTCAGTCGATGCACAGCAGTTTGTGGACTTCTACTCCGCAAAGGGCTGGATGGTTGGCTCCAACAAAATGAAGGACTGGAAGGCTAGTGTCCGTACATGGGTCAACCGTGATAGAAATACAAATCAAAAAACAGCCATCACCGAGGTTTGGAAAAACGCGATATGAACATCATCCACGACATCGACCTTCGTCGCTTCATGGCGAGGCAGGAATCCCAGTCCATCCGTCCTGCAAAGGATTTCTTCGACGGGGCAATGGAACGGCTTCAGCAGGGCAACGCTGTCTTTGGCGATCAACTGCCTTGGAGCAAAACCGCAGCGCACTTCCGCTTTCGCCCAAAAGAACTCACCATCTGGGCCGGCGTCAACGGTAACGGCAAATCATTGGTCATGGGCCAAGCGGCATTGTGGCTGTCTGCTGCAAACAAGCGCGTCCTGATCGCCTCAATGGAAATGCCCGGAGAGGCTACGGTTGCCCGCATGCTTCGTCAGGGCTGTGGCGCTCCACTTCCACCTCGTGACTGCGCTGAAGCCCTGATGCGCTACACCGACGACCGGATTTGGATCTACGACCAGCTTGGGTCTGTGAAGCCTGAGCAGATTCTGGCCATGATCCACTGGGCTGCTGAAGATTTAGGCATCGACCATGTGATGATTGACTCGCTGGTGAAGTGCGGCGTGACCAACGACAACGAACCGCAGAAGCAGTTTGTGGACGCGCTGGCTTGGGCTGCGAAGGAACACAACATCCATATTCATCTGGTTCACCACATTCGCAAAGCAGCGGACGAGCGGATCATCCCGGACAAGTTTTCGGTCAAGGGCGCTGGTGAAATCGTGGATCTTGCCGACAACTTGCTCATCATCGCGAGAAACCAAGTCAAGGAAGCCAAGATCCGGGCCATGCAGGAAGTGGACGTGTCTGAGCCTGACGGATTTATTCGCGTTGCAAAGCAGCGTCACGGCGAGTGGGAAGGATTGTTCAACTTTTGGTTTGACGCCAGAAGCCAGCAATGGATTCCGGAATACGGGAAGCCGGCAATGCCTTTTCCTCCGCCAGATGAAAACGGTCGGATGCCAAGCCTGTACGGTGAGGTGGCGATATGAGTCGTGAATCCAACCGTAACCGCTGGCCTAAACTGGCCAAGGCCGTAGACCAGATGAAAGCCGCTTTCGGTGACGTACAGGTTCTGTGCATCCGGGAGAACGGCCAAGTAGTCGCAGGCAAGCCATACGGGGCTGGATCTGCATTCATCGTCCCAGAAGAGGACTGGCAACCGAGGAAAAAGAAATGAACCCACAACCGAGATCCGCAGAAGAACTCATTCACATCATGCGCCTACGGGCCAAAGACTTTGCCAAGGCCAAGTCTGACCGAGTGCGTCTGGAGCATTTCCGCAAGTCAAAGCAGGCAATGCTGATGAAGGAAGCAGAGCGTGCCGGCTACAACACGGCAGCCGCTCAGGAACGCGAGGCTTTGGCCGACCCTGCCTACGCAGAATTGCTCGACGGTCTCAGTGCCGCAACTTACGAAGAAGAGGTGAACCGATGGGAACTGGAAGCAGCGAGATTTGCACTGGAAGTGTGGAGAACCCGACGCGCGGACGAGAGAGCAGAGATGAAGCTGACCTAAATATGCCGTTAGACGCCACACAGACGCCCTCAGAGCCAAGATCTCTTCAAAAAGGTACTAGGGTAGCGCCCATGTCAGAACAACAGCGTACAGAGCGGTTTAACCTGCTTTCTGAGATGGGCTGCTGCATCTGTGGCCAGCCACCTCAGATTCACCACCTGATTGGCACGAAATGGCGAGGCATGGGCCAGAAGGCTGATGACCGTCACACGATCCCGTTGTGCATGAAGCATCACACCGGATCGCATGGCATTCACCACATGGGCATGAAGAAATGGGAAGTGAAGTTTGGCGATCAGGAGCAGTTGCTGCTAGAAACAGATTATAAAATCGAAATGCTAAAACAGATTCACAAAAATGGTTATGTAAATCCAACCGTATTTGAGCAAGATTTCGAGCAAAATCAACAACTTACTTGACATATAGTCCTCCTTTTGTTAATATATATTTATATGGATTCAAGCAATGACAAAAATAAATTCGCGGGCAAAAGGAAAGGCCGGTGAACTCGAAGTCGTCCACATCCTCCGTGAAGAGTTGGGACTTGAAGCCACCCGGAATCTTGACCAGTGGCGAAATGGCGGGTCTGACATTCTTGGCCTCGATGGCTGGGCAATCGAAGTTAAGCGCGCTAAGACACCCAAACTATCCGAATGGTGGAACCAAGCTGTCCGTCAGGCTGGAATTACAAAATTCCCCGCACTCTGGTATAGACTTGACCGCAAATATTGGCGGGTTGTGATTCCGCTGCACTCCATCACCCGTGATTTCGGACTCAATCTGGATCTGGAATGGACTGTGGAACTCAGCCCTGAAGCGTTCTGTGCAATCGCACGCGAACATATAGCGGAGAAAGAGAATGGAACAGCCGACACCGAACACGGTAGGCCGACCAAGCAAATACACTGACGAGTTGCTTGCAAAGGCTCGTGGTTACATTGCTCACGCCGGACACCAAGACAAACTGCCGACCCTTGAAGGGCTGGCACTCTATGTCCAAGTAAAACGGTCAACTATTTACGAATGGTCAAAAGATCCTTCTAAAGAAGAATTTTCGGACATCGTTGAACAAATCTTAAGCACACAGGCTGAAACCCTTATCAACAAAGGGCTGAAGAACGAATACAACAGTTCAATCACAAAGCTGATGCTGCACAAGCACAACTACAGTGAGAAACAGGAAGTGGATCTGTCCAGCAGTGACGGAACCATGCGCCCAACGGTTATTGAGCTGGTGGCTCCGTAATGGGTAAAGGAAGCAAGCCGCGTCCGATCCCGGACCGCAAGCAGTACGAAGAGAACTGGGACCGCATATTCGGGAAGAAGAAAGATGAGCCAAAAGGCCCAACTCCAGATCCCGCCTAAACTCATCCCGGTCTTCAATACGCCAAACCTCCGCTACCGTGGAGCCTATGGCGGACGAGGCAGCGCAAAGACCAGAACCTTCGCCCTGATGACAGCCGTTCAAGGCTACAGAATCGGACAAGGCGGAGGCACAGGCCAGATACTGTGTGGCCGTGAGTTTATGAACTCGCTGGACGACTCTTCGCTAGAAGAAGTGAAGTCTGCAATCCGGTCAGTGCCGTGGCTGGAGGACTATTACGAACTCGGCGAGAAGTACATCAGGAGCAAAGACGGGCGAATCAACTATGTCTTTGCCGGTTTGCGCAGATCACTGGATGCCCTGAAGTCAAAGGCCAAGCTGATACTAGCGTGGATTGACGAAGCTGAGACCGTATCGGAAACAGCATGGAGAAAGCTGATCCCTACGGTTCGTGAGCATGACTCAGAAATCTGGGTGACGTGGAACCCTGAATCCAAAGAATCTGCGACGCACAAACGCTTCCGCCAAGACCAGCCAGACAATTCACTGATCGTGGAGATGAACTGGCAGGACAACCCGTGGTTTCCTGACGTACTGGAGCAGGAGCGCATACAGGACAAGAACAAGCGCCCAGACATTTACGATCACGTCTGGGAGGGCGACTTCCTTGTACATGCTGAAGGCGCTTACTACGCCACCGAAATGCGGGAGGCCAAGGATCAAGGCCGTATTGATGTCGTGAACTACGAAACCTCAACCGGCGTCATTACTGCATGGGACTTGGGTATCGGGGACAGCACAGCTATCTGGTTTGCTCAGTTCATCGGCCCGGAAGTCAGAATCATCGACTACTACGAATCCAGCGGCGTTGGGCTGGATCATTACGCTCGCGTTCTACAGGAGAAAGGCTACACATATCGGGAACACATCCTGCCGCATGACGTGCGGGTGAAAGAACTTGGGTCCGGCAAATCCCGACTGGAGACGCTAGAGGCGCTTGGCGTCAGCCCGGTAACGATTGCACCTCAACTCATGGTAGACGACGGCATTCAGGCTGCCCGCTCCATGCTGAAGAACTGCTGGTTCGATGCAGAGCGTTGTGATAGGGGCATTGACGCATTACGCCAATACCACCGAGAATACGATGACAATGGAAAAGTATGGCGTAGCCGGCCCTCTCACGACTGGGCATCACACGGAGCAGATGCGTTCCGATATTTGGCGGTTGGCTACAGACCCGCCCAGACTAATTGGGGCGAACCGATACGGAGGAACCTCCGAGGGATAGCGTAATGGCAGGACTGCTCGACTTCAGCAATGAACAAGAACTGGCGATGACGCCACAAGAAGTTGAGGAAATTCTGGCGCAGGTTCGTGCATATCTTCCTGACGACAAAGGATTGCTAAACGCAATCGCCCAGCACGAAACACAAAACATGACCCACCCGGATTCAATCCGGCGCTGGAATCAATCTCCGACCGGCTGGTACACAGGCGGATTAATGCAGGTTGACGAAGGAACGTGGAAGGACATCCAAGATCGCCCCGCACTGCAAAAGTGGCATGACAGCGTTGCTGCAAAAGGCGGCCCTGATTTGCGCGATGCCGACTGGTCTGCCGCAGTAAACCCACTGCATTCAGCAATGGCAGCAAGAATGAAGTTCCTGCCGATTCCTGAAGCAATTCCAAACGACAAAACAGACTGGCCCAGATACTGGAAGCAGTATTACAACACCGCTGCCGGCGCTGGAACTGAGGCAGGCTTTGCAAAAGACATGGAAACCCTGTACCCACAACTGAAAGGGCTTTTGCGCCAGAAATACGGATACTGAAATGGCTGAATTATTTTTCGATCAGATTCTTGCCGCTCTAGGGGCGAAAAAAGAACCTCAGCAAAAAGGCCTGCTTTCTTCACAGCAGCCGCTGTCTATGCAAGAAAAACTTGCAGTGCAGCCAAATCTATATCAGGACTTTTGGACTCAGAATCCAGCAGCAGCATTCAACCCAGCAAATCCGTTCGCATACAGCGCAGCACAAAAAGAAGCGCCTGAGATTGCTCAGAACTGGATGCGCGAAATACCAATCGGACTTGCTGCCACTCCCGGGGCGGTCGTTGATATTGCTGCCGCGCCATTCAAGGGGCTGCTGAAAGGCGGCCTTAATCTTGCAGGGCAAGACAAGCTGGCAGAAGACATTCCGTGGTTTCCGTTGGCTGGAGCGTCAGCAGACGCAGCAAGAAACGTGATTGAAGGCAAGTTTGGGAAGGCACCAGAACTGAAATCGCCAGAAGCAATCTCCGCAGAACTTACTGGCGAAGCAATCCTTGATCCATTGGCTGCAATGGGTGGCGTATCTGCATTGCGTGAAGGATCAAAGATCCCCGGCCTGCTAAAGACTGAATCTGCAATTCCGGGTCCTGTTGGCCGTCCTGCTGTTGGCGCATCTGGTCGCCCGACTGGCGCTATCGAATATCCGGCAGTGCCTGACGCAAATCAGGTTATCGCAGCAGAACGACAAGCAGCGCGGGTTGGTCCACAGCGCCCAGTTGAGCCGCCCGGATACAAAGATCCGCGCGTAAGAGCGCCAGTTGACCCAACAACAGGAATGTACAGCCCGGTCGAAGAGGCGCTACTGAACCTGCGTCAAGAGACGATGACGCCGCAGCAGGCTCGCAGCTATCTGACAAATCAAGGTTTGTCTCGCGGACAGCTAGAAGATTCTGGCGTTTGGGATGACCTGCAATGGGCGCAAGACAACAATCAGCGCGTTACCAAAACAGGGCTGCTGGACACCATTGAAACTGAATGGCCGCAGCAAGAGTTTCAGGTCCGTAGTTTTGACCCTAACGAATCCACAGACATTGATTTTCGCTGGCATGATGCCGAAGTTATTGATGATCCTGAATACATCTCTGCCAACGCAGAGGATTTGATGTTTGATGCACTAATCCAAGACCCTGAAGCTGTGTTAGCGCAAGGCAACGGATATTACAGACAACAGCGTATAGAAATTGCCGAGGCTTATGCCAATGGCGACGAAGAACTAGCGCAGCAAATTTTTAAGGAATTAGAAGATGCCTCCGGAAGAAACCCCGGAGTTATAAATTTAAGTTCTGATGCAGAGGAAGCATTGCGTAATTGGGCAGAAGAAGCCGCAACAGAAATGTATTACGACAATCCGTATCTCAGATACCATATTGATGCAACCGGACAAGGGGATTACTACACAGTAACCGGAAGCGATGATGTAGGCTGGAGAATTGAAGATCCGCGTGGATTCATAACTGATGAATCAGTTTGGGGCCTCGGCGAGGTTGAAGTTCGCATTAGAGAAAATGCCCTTAATGAAGGTTTTTTGTCTAACGGAGGGGAAACAAAATGGCATGAGTACACGATGGGCAAGCTGTACGACAATGATCCTGATGCGTTAGCAGCCGCAAATTACGAAGAAATTTTGGTGCAGGCTCCGCCACTCCGTAACGGCAGGGATTACACGCCAAGCAGAACTCATTGGGACGACGAAGAAAATATCGTTTATCACGTCCGCAAGACAGACCGCACCGGAGATAATGGGGAAAAAGTTCTTTTCATCGAAGAATTGCAGTCAGACTGGCATCAGGCTGGCCGCCAAAAAGGCTATGACAAGCTGTCTAAAGAAGAGCGCACAGCAAAATTGTCTGAATTCGAGCAGACAATGAATAGAAAAGGCGCTGAAATTAAAGACATTGAAGAAATGTTTAAGACCGTAGGCGAAAACCCGGAGTTAAATCCAAGGCTAAATGCGGCAATCAATGAAATTGCAGAAATGTACGACCCTCCTGCAACTAAAGGCATGGAAAAATGGAATCTTGCGAGAAATGGCATAAATGATGCGCTGACTGTAGAAATGATGGGGATTTCACCTTCTGATGCAAATCATGAAAAACTGATGAAAATGATTCAGGAAACGCCAGAATTTTCCGCCTTAAAGAAGGCTCGTATGGAATACAGGACTGCAATGCAGGAAGATCAGGCTATCCGGTCAATGATTCCACAGGGCGCATTTGCTGATGATCGCTGGATTTCTCAGGGAATGAAGCAAATGCTGGTGAAAGCTGCGAAAGAAGGAGATGATGGCGTGGCTTGGACCACAGGCCAGCATCAAGTAGAGCAGTGGACTGAACGCTCCAGAAAGCTGTACGAAACGCTGTACGACAAGAAAATGCCGAGCGCAGCCAAGAAACTGGCTGACGAGTACGGCCTGAAAGTCAAAAAAATCGAGGTTGATGGCGAAGAAGTCATGTATCTCGAACTCAATGACAAGGCTAGAAAGCGAATCCTTGAGCGAGGCATTGAAATGTCTTCCGCTGCGCCGTTAATTCCCGGAGCCGGACTGCTTGCGGATCAACAAGATAACAAGCAAAATCAACCGAAACCCGGCTTGCTGGCCTAATGGATTTCTGACATGGCAATCACAAATTACGCAAACCTCCAGACGACCATCGCGGACTTTCTAAACCGCGACGACCTGACGTCTGTGATTCCTACGTTTATTCAGTTGTGCGAGGCAAACATCAATCGCAATGTCCGGCACTGGAAAATGGAAACTCGGACCAGCGGTCAGCAGTCTGCCGGCGATCAATACATGCAGATTCCGGCTGACTGGATTGAGACCATTCGATTCCATGTCACTGGCTCAGGAACAAGCCCTATTGACCTGATCTCACGCGCAGCTATGCAGGACAAGCGCGCAGGAGCCGAGGACACCTCCGGAACGCCGCGCTATTACACGCATGCAGACAGTCAATTTGAGCTGTATCCGACCCCGGACGCAACCACTAACGTTGAATTGCTTTATTACGCTAAGGTTCCTGACTTGGCGACAAATTCCACGAACTGGCTGCTTGAAGAAGCGCCAGACGTGTACCTGTATGGATCCCTCTTGCATTCAGCACCGTATTTGCAGGAAGATTCACGCATGGCCGTGTGGGCGCAGATGGCATCTGCATCCGTGGCCAGATTAAATGAAGCGTCAGAACAGGCGCGTTACTCTGGCTCCGGCCTAACACTCAAAGTAAGGGGATTGGGATGAGTTTTTCCAACTATCTTGAAACTGAACTGCTCGATCATGTATTTGCGGGCAATGCGTATTCTTCACCGGCTTCGGTTTATGTATCGCTGCACACTGCAAACCCGGACGAAGATGCGTCTGGTGCTGAAGTAAGCACTTCAGGCACTGCCTATGGCCGCTTGGCTGGCAGCTTTACCGTAAGCGGCAACACCGCAACTACCAGTGCTGCGATTGAGTATTCAACTGCTACCGCCTCTTGGGGAACGATCACCCATATCGGCATTTGGGATGCTGCCACTGCTGGCAATATGCTTGCCTACGCTGCCCTGAGCGCGTCTAAGGTCATTGCTTCTGGTGATGTATTCCGCATTCCGGCAGGCGACATCGACATTACGCTGGACTAATAGCTGATGGCTTTCGCCTACGGCTTATACAATTACGGCGACGGCTATTATAGCGCGACCAAATATGTGGACGCGGCGGCTTCGGCTTCCGCGTCTGCATCGGTCTCTGCGTCTGGCTTAATTCTTAATCTTGCGTCTGCCGCAACTGCGGCAACTTCTGCGGCAACGGCGTCCGGTCTTGTTGTTAAGCAAGGCTCTGCGGCTGTATCGGCTGCGGCGTCACTGACAGCCTCGGCCAATTACACCATCAATAATTCAGCATCTATATCGGCATCTGCTGTTGTAGATGGCTTGGGTCTGCGCATTGCGAAGGCTCAGTCGATTGTGGTCAACACATCGGCTGTTGTCACAAGCGCCGAGATCATTTATCTGTCGAGTGCATCTACTGCTGCTGCGGCAACGCTGCCAAATGTAACGCCAATCGTTACGGCTGGCGGCAGCGCGGAAATTCCGTGCGCTTCTACCGCATCTGCATCTGGGCAGGTCGTCAAATTGGGCGTTGCAGCACCTGCTGCATCTGCATCTGCCAGTGCGGATGGTGAGCTTGTCAAGCTGGGCGTGGCTGCGCCTTCTGCATCTGCAAGCTTGACGTCTGCCGGAGAGAGAATTGCGCTTGGCATTGCTGCTTCGGCTGCTGCTGCAACAGCGTCCGCCAGCGCGAATATCACGGCAAATGCTGCATCTTCCATTGCTGCTGTAGCAGCCACAACTTCTGAATGCGTCCGCGTCCGATTTGGACTTAGCGCAATATCTTCGACCAGTGTTGTTATATCCATTGGCCGAGAAAAATGGGAAACTATTCCTGTAACGCCGTTCACTTGGACGAAACTAGCCGCCTAAAGGGGATTTACGATGGCTGATACTACGACTACCACCTATGGACTGACCAAGCCTGAAGTAGGCGCATCCGAGGATACTTGGGGCGGAAAACTCAACGATAATCTCGACGACATCGACGATCTTCTTGATGGCACGACTGCGATTAAGCCGAATCTGACTCAAGGTCAGTGGAAGGTTGGCGGAACCCAAGTTACCGCTACTGCTGCTGAGTTGAATTATGTCGATGGCGTAACCAGCGCGATTCAAACACAGCTAGACGCTAAACTCGCAAAAGCAAGCAATCTTTCTGATCTGACTAACGCAGCAACCGCCAGAACAAATCTTGGTCTTGGTTCTGTTGCCACGCTCAATGAAGTCAACGCTTCAACTATTGCTGACAACTCCGTAGGCGCTGCTGAGCTGAATGTTAGCGGCGACGGTACTTCCGGGCAGCTTCTGTCTTCTGATGGCGATGGCTCGTTTAGCTGGGCTACGGTTTCGGGCGGCGGCGATTACATCATGCGCACTTATACGTCGCCTGCTACGTGGACAAAACCCGCTAACTTGAAAGCTGTAAAAGTCACTGTTATTGGCGGCGGCGGTGGCGGCGGTGGCGCCAGAGGCGACGATTATGGCAATAGCCCAGCAGGTTACTCAATGGGTGGCTCAGGAGGCGGCGGTGGGATGGCTATAGAATATATTCCTGCTCCATCAATTCCCGGTCCAGTTGCAGTCACAAGAGGTGCGGGTGGAACTGCTGGCCCCGGCCCCGGCTCAAATAGAACCGCTACAGCATCGGGTGCCGGAGGTACTTCATCTTTTGGTAGTTTCTTATCTGCAACTGGTGGCGGTGGATCTACAGCCGCTAGTGTTCCTGATTCTAATCCAACAGCTATTGGTGGCAGTGGAAATGGCGGCGTAGGAAGCGGTGGAAACATAAATATGTCCGGCGGCAAAAATCCAGCTGGCGGCGGATCATTTTTTTACACTCCGACAACATCTATGGGCAGCAGGACGACAGGCGTAGGAGTTGGTGGTGGAGCTACTGGAGCAACATCGTATAACAAGAGTGGGATAAGCGGTGCCGTAGGGCAAGACGGTACAGTAATTGTTGAGGAATTTTATTAATGAAAGCATTAATTTCGCCGGATGAGATCCAAAAAATCCAATGGATAGCCAGTTGGGAAAATGTTGATGATGTCTGGCAACCGCAGTATGAAACCATCGAAGACTGTCAGCGCGTAGCCCAAGTTGCGCCGGAAGCCTTTGAAGTTGCGCCGCCATTGCATTGGGTAGATTGCCCTGATGATTGCGCTGCGGACGAGTGGTACTACAAGAACGGACAGCTTCACAAGAAACCTGAAGATGCTCCGAATCTAGACCAGCCTATTGAGGAATAAAAATGTGCGGAGATCGCGCGCGTTTTGCTATTGCAGGATATGAACACCTGCGCGAATTTCTTGACCTTGAAAACTGTGCCGAATTAACTACTGTTCTTAGAAATCTGATTGACGAGGGCAAAACTCGTAAGGACGAGCAGTGCCCACTGAGTGATGCCGTACACGGCGCACCGGCATTCGACAGCTTGCTAGAACAACTATTGCCGCACTTCGAGCAAGCATCCGGCAAACGTCTTTATCCGACTTATGCTTATGCCCGCCTTTATGCACCGGGTGATGAGCTGAAGATCCACCGCGACCGACCAGCCTGCGAGATTAGCGCCACCTTGACGCTTGGCTTTGAGGGTACGCCGTGGCCGATTTACATGGGCGATAAGGAAGATGGCTCAGACGGTCGCGAAATCACAATGGCTGTCGGCGATGCTGTCCTCTATCGCGGCATGGAGAAATACCACTGGCGAAACAAGTTTGAAGGCGAATGGCAGGCGCAAGTATTTCTACACTATGTTGACGCTGACGGCCCGTATGCAAATCAAAAGTATGACGGTCGCGGAAGGCTATCGCACCATGCGGTTCCAGATTATCGGTTCTGGCACTACCCAGACATCTTGACCAAAGAAGCCTGCCAGAAGCTGATTGAAAGCCTTGAAGCACAATTTGAAGGCGAAGAAGCACAGATTGGCATGGGCGCCGATGGAGTGGTCAACAAAGAGATTCGCGATGTTAAGCGCGTAACGCTTGCATCCTATCGTGGTATTGGGGCTACGATGGTCGGTATTGGTATGGATGCGAACCAGCAGGCATGGAAGTTTGATGTTACCGGTAGTAATCAGACGGACTACCTAAAGTACGACAAGGACGGCC